TGTTTGTACGTTCACCTCTTCAAACTAAGATGGAACCTGACTTTGATACTGGTAATCTTCGATTTAAGGCAAGGGAACGATATAGTTTCGGTGTCTCAGATTGGAGAGGTTTCTTCGGTAGTGCAGGAACTTAAGACTAAATGTGGGGGAGTAGCTTCGGCTACTTCCCTACTATTATAAGGAGAGATCATGAGTACAAATATTAAAGCAGCAATAGCAACTGGTGATGCTGTTCTCACGTTTGTAGAAAATGATGCAACTGTTGGAGATAACGGAACAGCCGATGGTAATAATCCATCTGTAACTCGTATATTAGCTGTTCATGCTGTAGCATCTGCTGCTGGATCATATTCTATAAAAGGACAAAGACAGATTACTAATAAAACAGCAGAAGGTACAGCTATTAAGTTTCAGGTAGCAGCTAACGAATCAACAGATATTTATATGGGAGAACTAGGTGTTCCTGTGTATGGTGTTGTTAGTGTATCTGGTCCTACAGATGGTTGTGTTCTTACAGCTTTTGTAGGTTAGTATGCCTAATTTTTCTTACTTAAAGACAGACTTAATTAATACGACTGAAAACGACTCGACAGAATTTGCAACCCAAGTTTCTGCCTTTGTAAAGAAAACTGAATTTCGTATGATTAAAGATCTGGATGACTTTGGTCTGGATGAATATACAAATATATCTGTATCATCTGGCAATGCTGGAACTGTGTCTTTAAATGATAGAGTTCGTATTGTTCGTAATGTAAATTATAAAGTAAGCACAGGAACAACAGTTACTAATCTACTTCCTAGAACAATGGAATATGCAAATGACTATTGGCCTGTTAGTGCATCGACAGGTACACCCAGATATTACTCAAGAAGAAATAATTCAAGTATTAAAATTGTACCTACACCAGTATCGGCACTGACTGTAGAGATACAATCTCAGTCTCAGCCACTACCTTTAGCTTCTGCTACAGGTACAAGTGTTACCACTCAAAACTATTTCAGTGACTACTGTTATGAAGCTCTCTTTGCAGGATGCATGGTAGAAGCTACTATGTATATGAAAGATTGGAATACACTTCAAGTGTGGCAAGCTGAATATCAAAACTCAGTATTAAAACTTAATAATCAGGCTAGAAGAACTAGACAAGATGATATGGCATTGGCTGCATCTCCTGCTGGTGGTCCTGATACTTTATCACCGACAGCACCATAGGGGGATTAAATGTCAAATTTTACAGCAAGAGAAACAATACCTTATACAAAAAAACTGGTATATACACCACGAGATAGAAAAAAAATTAGAAATCTTTTAGGTGGAGCAGAATCCATAGATACTCCACGTATTTTTGATAAGAGAAAAAGAAGAATAAGAAAAATTAATAAGGATTTAAAAACAAATATAAGGAAAATTAAGAATAGTCCTAATTTTACTGGAAAAAATCAAAGTCAAAGAATACAAGAATTAAAAGATACTGCAAAGCAAGACAAAAAAAATGTTAATAAAAAATACGTAGAAGCTAAAAACCTATTAAAAGATTATGGAATGATGGCCCCTACAGCTAGAGGGTTTGATACAATAAGAAAAAAATATGGTGGTAAGATTACCTACAAAATGACAGGTGGTCAAGTTGTAGATGCAAGTTATGATTAGTAGAAGTAGTGCTAGGCAACAAATTGAAAAGCCGGGCAAAAAGAAAATAAAAAAAGTAATGGGTGAATTTAAGAGAGGTACTCTTAAAATAGGTAAGTCAAAAAAGAAAGTAAAAAATTTAAAGCAAGCTAAAGCTATAGCATTAAGTGAAGCTAGAAGATTAAAGAAACGTAGAAAGAGGAGAAGTTAAAATGGGATTAGGTCCACATACAAGACTAGAACGTCCAGCTAAATTGGATGAGATAGTAGGTAAGCCTACTGGACAAGGATTTGGTGCTGCACGTAAAGGACCATCCGTTGTAGGTAAACCTCAAGACGTAGTAGTTGATGAAGATTATCAACAAGGTAAATCATTTAAGGTGGAGGATTAATTATGAGTGTAGTATCAGGTCTTATAACTATAGGAGGGCAGGTATATAAAGTAGCTCCTTCTGTTGCAAGAAGATTAGCAAAAGAATTTGGAATAAAAGGAGCAACTAAAGCTCAAGCTAAAAAAGCTACAAAACCCATTAAACTAACCAGTGCAAATGCAACAAAATTAGCACAAGGCTCTGGAAAAAATAAACCTACAACATTGGGTCAAGATAAAGTTTCACCTAGTTCTTCACAGAAAAACCTTAAAATGGCTCAAACTCGGCAAGGTCCAAGAACACCAAAACTTAAAAAATCAAATCTTAAAATTCAACCAGCTAAAAAGAAACCACCTACTGGTCCAGAAACAAAACCGGGAATTAAAACAGGTACAGGTACAGGTACAAAAACAACAGGTACAGGTACAAAAACAACAGTTAAAAAACCTTTAACAACTAGTAAAACTAGATTAGGAAAAGTTTTAAATAAACAAGCAGACTTTAAACTAGGTAGTACTATAATGAGAGGTGGAAAGAAGGCAGGTACTGTTGTAAGTCAGGGAGGTAAAAAGTTTATTAAATCTCCTACTGGAAAAATGATTGCTATAGGTACTGCAATAGCTGGTGCTGGTGCTGGTGGGTATTATCTTGGTTCATCTGGTAGTAAACCACAACAAGCACAAGCTAGCACTGCTTCTAAACCACCTAAACCAACTGCTAAACCACCTAAACCAGATTATGCTGGTGCAAGTTTTACAGATACAGAAGAAGCTACAATAGGTGAAAATGTTAAACCTAAAAAACTTAGTTTTGAAGAAAAATTAAAAGCTAAATTTATCAAAGGAAGAGGTGGTAGAGATGCTTTTAAATCTGATAAACAAATTGATTCTGCTTTTGAAAGTGAATTGATGGAAATGAGAGAAGGTGCTGATGCTGGTTTTTCTTATCAAGATCAAAAAGACTATGAAAAAGTTATGGATGAGAGAGCAGCAAAACGTAAGTCTGGTGGACAAGTTAAACGTAAGTATGGTGGAAAAGTTAAACGTAAGTCTGGTGGTAAAGTTTTTCGTAGAGGTGGTGGTCAAGCTCTACGAGGATTTGGAAAAGCAACTTATTCTAATAAAATGTATTAATGGAAATAATAGAAATATATACTGGTAAAGTAAAAGAGGTTGTATCTAAGAAAGAGTTTATAAAAAGATATAATAAATCTGTAGACGATAAAAAAGATAACTATAGTTTAGTAGATACAACACAGATACAACCTCAAAGAAAAGATTATAAAATATTTAATGGTTATTGGAAAGATACTTCGGAATACTTAAAAGAAAAATATAGATACACTTATGGCAGTAAAAAAGAAAAAGAGAAAGCCTAGTAATATGAAAGGCATTACCATTGGTAGGGGAATGAAACGTCCTACCAAGTCTGGTGCTGGAATGACAAAGAAAGGGGTAGCTAAATATCGTAGGCAGAACCCCGGATCTAAATTACAGACTGCTGTAACTGAAAAGAAACCTACAGGTAAGAGAGCATCTAGACGTAAATCATATTGTGCTAGATCAGCAGGTCAAATGAAGAAGTTTCCAAAAGCTGCTAAGAATCCAAATAGCAGATTAAGACAAGCTAGAAAAAGATGGAGGTGTTAATTAATTTTGCCATATCTTAGTTCAAACATGCCACACTTTAAATGTTGGGTAAGAAAAGAATTTACAAACAATCATCAAAACTATCAAGGAGAATATTTACATGCACTAGCTATAGCCGTTAATACAATACCAGACAGATGTTTAAGTTTTAATATTGTATTTACAGGTTGTGATGAAGAAGAAAATATACATGGTGGAGCAATGTGGGCTAGAATGCCCATAACAGCTTTAATAGCCGACACTGAATTAGAAGAGTGGCCTACATTAATGCAAACACATTTAGCTCAACCTTGGGATTGTTCTTCTAGAAATCATTCAGTAATAGTTATGGATAGAGTATCATCAAGCCCTTGGCTTTGTAAAATAGATGGAGAATTTTATACAGGAAGATATATGTTTACAGTAGATTATACAGACAATGCAATAGCTGACGATCCAGCACAACATAAACAGTCACATGTTTTAGAACTTATAGATGCTGATCAATATACAGGAAATATAATAGCATTGCCAAATAATCGAGTAAGAGTTACAAATCCTGCTTTATGGGTAACAGGTGAAGGAGTACCAGATTTTACTCCAAGTCAATATATTCATTCAGCAGAAATTGACAATAGTTATATGGACCCTAATATTACTTTTAATAATCTTTATATGGAGGAAGATAAAAATGCCCGGAAGAAAAAAAACTAAGTATATGTCTAAAGGTGGTGTCGTTAAACGTATGGGTGGTGGCATGGCTAAAAAGACTAAGTACAAATCTAAAGGTGGTGTTGTTAGACGTAAAGGTGGTGGAAGGACCAGACGGTAGTTTATGGGCAACTGTGGCAACTGTGGTCATGAGTGTCACTGTGGTAGAACTTTAAAGAAGTTCGTTGACCCTAATCAAAAAGCTATAGTGGTCTGTCAAAACTGTAGATGTAAAGAGTGTATAGAAGAAGATGAAAGGCAATA